AAAGCGTGTGCGGCACGCCGCGAATCTGCCCGGCGCGAATCGGCTTGAAGAGATGCAACACTTCATCCGCCGGAACGAACGTCAACAACGACGTATCCACGCTTGCGGTGAATTGTTCGCCGGGATGCGACCGATAAAACCAATAGCCTTCCCGCCGACCAATCGCGTCAAATTGAATTCCGCATTCGATCCGCCGCCCGCTGCCAAGTGTGACGTTGTAATCCGTAGGAAGCATCTCCGAAGGGAGAAGTTGCAATTGCATCGGAACCGTGAGTCCATCCGAAGCGAAGCGCTCACGGATGCGAACAAAGCACTCGCCCGCTTCGAACATCTCCGCCGCGACGATTGCTTGAAGGCCGTAATAGTCCGTGAGTTGATCGGCGTCGGCTTCGTCCGTCCACGCAAGCCATGCCTCCATCATCTCCGCTTTTATGGTCTTGTCCTTGACCAGCGAAGACGGCTTGACGCCCGTTCCAACAAGCGCCGAAACATAAGCCTCTTTCGCCATCGCAGCGTAAGGGTTGTTGGTCGCGAGATAGCGTGAGCGACGCAGCACAGTTTTTCCGTACATGCGAATCTGTGAATTGATCGCAAGCGACGTGGAAGGCATCGCGCGCAAACGACGGCCGGTCTTCCCGGCGTCGAATCCCAACGCGCGCTTCTTCTGCGGCATGGTGATAACCTTCCCGGCCATCTCACAACCCCTTGCCGCATTGCGCGATGTAATGGACGCGCTTCTTCGTCACGCCTTGCAGCGAAGCAAGCTCCGCTTCCAAGCTTGAAATAATCTTGTCCATCTCCGCGAGCGAGCGGAATTGCGTGGACGTGTCACCATGCCGCGTCATCAAAACGCCCGCGTCACGAGCGGCGCGGATCGCGTCAATACGGGCTTGGATTTGGGATTCCGACAGCGCCATGATTCCGCTCCATGAACACTGTCTTGGACGGAACTATCGGAAGAGTCGTTAGCTTAATCAACCAACGAAGTTAGACCGGCGCGGCGTCTTACCCGGCGCGGGACCGGAAGGCTTGGATTTATCCGGCCCGCCATCGGGCTTGAAGGTTTCCAGCAATTCCGCGATCCGCGCGAGATTGACCTTGCGCACCGCATACAGCCCACAAAGCGCCGCGTAAGCATACACGCGACAATCAAGCGCTTCGTTCGCACGGCCGCGCGGCAAAACCCATTTGCGGACGTTGAAGCCGCCCTTTGTTTCGACCATGAGAGTTTCGGACGTGAGTTGGTCAAACCAAGCATCCGGACGCCTTATTGGGAAATGGCAGTATCCCGGCCCTGGCTCTTCGACAAGCAACTTCTGCCGAATGGATTCCTTCGCAGCGTTGACGCCAAGAATGATCGGCTTGTAACCCGTGCGCCGCGACCGTTGCGGCTCCAACTTCGGAATTGGCCACACAGGCGACCATTGCCCGCCGCGTTCCGCCGCGCCCTTTACGGCCCACACGTTGCGGCTCACACGGGCACGGGTAAACGCATAAACATCCTGTGTGTTATGACCGCCGGAGTCGACGCACGCCGCGCGAATACGCATTTCGCCGCCGCCTTCGTAATCGAATCCTTTGAGCAAGAATTGATCCACGTCCTTCCAAAGTTCCGACCGCGCGGGATCGCCCATGAAGACTTCATGAGCGATGGACCAAGACTCTTCGCCAAGGCCCCATCCCACAACTTCAATTTCGACACGGCCGAGATTGACAGAGCTTCCCGGTTGCACGTCAAGCCCGGCCACGAGCACAAGAACACCGCGCGGAACCGACGCCATGTATTGCTCGCGCCGTGACGTGAGGCTGTGCGACTCAACCCGCTTCAAGGCTTGCGCGGCAAACGCTTCGCCAAGTTGCGTGTTATAGAAGGTTTGCTTGGATTCCGGATCGTCCTTCGCCGCGAGCCACGCCGCCGCTAGTTGGGGAATCGTGATATCGGGCGAATAGAGTTTGGAAGCTTGAAAGCTCGCGTGATCGTTTGGAATCGTGAACTTGCCGCAGTGGACACAGCACGCGCGCCCGATTTGATATTTCTCGCTCCACTTCCAACGGCGTTTCTTCATCGGCTCTTGGCGTTCACCACAGCATTCGAACGTCGCCGTCTGAAACCAGCGGATCGCGCCCTTTGTCGTTACGATTCGCAAACGCTCCGCCTCGCTCCACTCTTCGCCGCAATTCTCACAACGGATCGCCGCCGTTGATGGGAAGTGCTCGCCCTCTTCGGACTTGCCCCAATGCACATGACGGAAGAAGTCCAACGTTTGTTCGTAATCGCAATGCGGGCAGCGAACGAACGCCTTGCGTTGGTCGCCGGAGAGATAGGATTTATGGACACGCGAAAACCCCTCCGTTGTTGGCGAGCAACACCGAACGCGGAGCCGATTGCGTTTGAAGGTCGCCGTGCGCTCTTCGAGGAGCATCACAGGATCGCCTTCCTTCGTCGTTTCGTATTTGTCGATTTCGTCCGCGAGCGTCACGCGAATCGGACGCATGGCAAGGTTTGACGGCGACCCGGCCGAAACCATCGCCAAGAAGCCGCCGGGGAAACCCTTGAACAAAAGCGTATCGTCGGCGCGACGTGTCCGTTGATCGCCCAACAAGTCACGGAGCGCGGGACTCGCCCGCACCATGGGAGCGAGACGTTCCTTGCTAAACGCCTTCGCCAAGTCGTCCTTGGGTTGTGCAAGAAGAATCGGACAAGGGTCTTGGTGGCAATAATATCCAATCGTATTAAGCAACAACTCCGTCTTCATCGTTTGCGTGCAACACTTGACAGTGATCGTTGACACTCCCGGCTCTGTGACTGCCATCATCGGGCCGCGCGCAATCTCATAACGCCACGTCTGCCAAGGCCCGCCAATTGCGCCCGTGGTCAAGCGCCGATACCGTTCCGACCATTCCACAAGGTTTAACTTCGGCGTAGGCTTCAACGCCGCACGATCAACCGCAACAAGATCGGCGTGAAAGGCTTCGAGTGCTTCGGGCGTTGACGTGAACACGGCTCACTCCCCCGGCGCGGGCAAGCCGGAGAATTCCGAAAAACACACGTCCAACCAATGCAGCACAGCCGCGCGTTGTTCGGTCGTAGGATTCGGAATCTGATCCACCGTTTCGAGGAGCCGCTTGCGGAATTCCCCGACGTGCTCCGTATAGATCAAACGAGCATCCACCCGTGTGATTGTCTCGCCCATCTCCTTCGCCAAGCGGTATTCCCGGAGCCTCGCTTGCGCGTCCTTGTCGCGGGCCTTCGCGGAGTCGAACTTGGAAACGTCTTCGTTGCCCGTCGCCATCGCGACAGCACGCCCGACAATCCATTTATGGGCGTCCGCTGTGTTGATTTGATAACCCGCGCGCCGCTCGCCTTTGGAGACGACGGGCAAGCCTTCTGAAATCATCTTGTCGATTGTAGCGACGGCATAGTTGAAGAGCTTCGCGAGTCGTGACTTGTTCACGACTTCACCGCGCGGCGGAAGTGTCCGCCCTTCGAATTCTGACTCCGAATCGCCCGCTTCGAGCCAATCGTCTTCTTCGCTGGTCATGTCGTCCACTCCACGCGCCGACACATAACCTTGTGCAGTGACTCACTCAACCAACGAAGCCGGTCTTTCACCGGGATAAATCAAACTCCATAGCTGCAAATGCTAAGCGCCCGTCTGCCCGCATAGCATTTCAACGCTTCGGAAGGACCCGCGAGAGAAGACCCGGCGCACCCCTTCGCGTTCACGTTCACGTTCAAAGCCTGTTTTGAACGTGAACGTGAACGCAAGGCCCTATTCCAAAATGATGTATTCTTTTCCCACTCTGGCTTGAACGTGAACGGGAGCTAAAATCGGCTATAGATGACTCATACCTTCTCCCTCCCTCCTCCCCTTCCCTCTCTTTATTTTTTTTTCGAGTCACTTATGAGCGAATCCGCTCGCGTTCAACGTTCAAGGAAAAGTGCCTCTAAGGCCCATGTTTATTGACTTTTGCTTGAACGCGAAGCTCCGGCGCACACGGCCGCCCCGCCCTCCCCGCCCTGATTTTTGCCCTCCCCTCCCCTGGCCTCGATTCACCAAATCTAAGAACGTGCGGTCTCTTTGTCTTTTTACGCTTGCGTTCCTGCTTTCAGGCCGTTAAGGGTCAAATACGACTAAGGTCACTCTCACAAGGAGACAGTGCCATGCTCGCCCGTATGGAAAAGAGCGCTCCGCTTTCCAAGACGATTCAGCAGTGGAAGGCGTATCGCGAAAAGATGCTCACCCACGCCCGCGAGAAGAGCGTGAAGTTCTATGCAGGCGAGAAGGGTGTTTGCACACCTTATGTTCATGTCATGTTTTCATGTCCGCCGTCTATCGCAGACCATGAGCTTCGCAACCACAACAATGCAAACCGGCCGATGGAGAATCGGCACGTTGTCGATTTTGTCTCCATGATCCAAAAAGGTGAAATCCAAGCCGTGCCATCACGCATTGTCATCTGTGACGACGGCGACATTGGTGATGGTCAACATCTTTTCAAAGCTGGTGTAATGGCGAACAAGTCGTTCACGGTTGAATGGGTCTTCGGCGTATCTAAGGCGATGATGCTTGTCGTTGACTCGAATCAGAAGGCACGGACAGCGCGTGACGTGACTTATATCGCGCACCGCGATCTTGCCGACGAAAGCAAGCAATCGGTTGATCTTCTCGCCGCCGTTGGCACGCTCTATGATTGGCTTACTTGCGGCCTGCCGCTTGGCCTGAGTGACACGGAGACGGAGCCATATCGGCTTAGCTCTTCCGGGTTGGTCACTGTGACCAAGGGAGTCCCCGAACTCCGCAATCATCTTGTTGACGGCCGCCGCATTGCAGACGCGGTTGCTTCTGCCCGTGCGGCCAAGAAGGACGGTCGCAAGAGTAAAGGTTATCGCGCCGCGTTCGCGACGGCTTTTGCTCTGATTGAGCGCGGCAGCATCGCCGCGCGCAATCCAAAGTCGCCGCTCGCAGACTTCAAGACGCAGTTGGAACACGCGACGAATCAGGAATTCAAGAACACACCGATTCTCATATTCCGCGAATCCATTCTTCACAATAAGATCGGCGTGGACCGCAAGGGAAAGAACTTCGAGACAGCCATTGCGGCGGGCGTCATCGCCACTTGGAACGCATGGGCACGCGCGACGGCGGGCCGTGGACGGCAGACGATTACATTGAAAGCCATCGTTGACGCCTCCCATTCCGAAACTTTCCCGACTGCGGAGTAAACGACCATGAAGACTATCAAGATTCCGGTTGACGATATTTGGCCGCCGGACGTTAACGGCGACGGCAAGCCACTTGGGCCTATCGACAAGAAGAAGGTTCGGGCGATTGCCGAGTCCTTCAAGGAGATGGGCCAGAAGGTGCCGATTTCCGTCCGGCGTAAATGGGATGCCAAGGAGACGCGGCAATTCGTTATCGTGGCCGGTCGCCATCGTCACAGCGGAGCGGAGTTGCTTGGTTGGGACTCTATCGAATGCGTGATTGAGAACGGATCGGAGATTGACGCGGAGCTTTGGCAATGCTCCGAAAATCTCCATCGGACCAACATGACGCCACGCGCCGAAGCGTTGCAAACGGAGCGCTGGAAAGAGATTCGCAAGGCGAAAGCCAAAGAGTTGATTTCTCTCCAAAATGGAGAGAAATCAAATCAGGCAAATAAAAAGAAAAAGAAAAAGAAAAAGAAAAAGAAGACTAATAAAAATCCGAAAGGCGCGGGCCGCGCATCCAATCCGGGAAGCATCCCGGAAACTGCAAAGGCGCTTGGTATTGGGCAGGCTGAAGTTGTCCGCCGCGAGAAAATCGCCAAGATGGACTCGGACGCCGCCGCGATTCTCGACAAGCTTCCAGAGACGATCAAAGCCACGCAAGCCGATTATCTCCATGTGGCGAGCAAGCCGAAGGCGGAGCAAGTCAAGGCCGCCGAGTCCTTGGCCGCTCGCAAGGAGAGCGAGCACCAAGCGCGTAAGACCGAAGGCCGCAAGCCGAAGGTCAATCCTATTTCGAAAGCGTGGGACAACGCTTCGGACGCGGATCGCGATGCCTTCATGAGCGAGAAGGGACTCAAACACGCGTAGTTTTTGCATTCGCACCGGCAAGTTTGACGAAACTGTTGAAGCGTATGACGTTCCCGAAGTGGTTGATCCACGCCTAGCAAAAAAGGTGAAACATGAAAAAACCCCTCACACGGATAGACTTCACACGTTGGTATTTTGACGGCGGCAAGCGTGTTCCTGGCGTGCCAAAAAATCTGAGCGGCAACGTGTCCTACCTGAGCGGCGACGTGTCCGGCCTGAGCGGCAACGTGTCCGGCCTGAGCGGCGACGTGTCCGGCTTGCGCGGCGACGTGTCCGGCCTGAGCGGCGACGTGTCCGGCTTGCGCGGCGACGTGTCCGGCTTGCGCGGCGACGTGTCCGGCCT